TATTGTTTCTCCTGTTTTTGGTATTACGACAGGATCACCCCGTTTCAAATCTGCTAATGCTTGATATTCTTCATCTGGTCATCCCCTTTTTTTATAATTACCCATAGAGGCATGAGCTTCATTTAATTTTTTCTTGTTAATAACTTCTTCAACAAGTTTTATTAATTCTGATTTTTTCATCTATCATTCTCCTATTTTGCTTTAATTTGTATATCTGTATTTGGATACTTAACTTCAAATATTGATGGGTCTTGTGCAGGATATATTATTCCATCTTTTTTTGCAGCATTCATATCATAAAAGTTTCCAGAATATCCATTTGTTGTATTTCATTTATTTTCAAGTATAACATTATTTACATTTTGAACACCCTCTACTTTTAATAATTCATTAATTATTTCTGCTAATATTATTGGCTGATTTATTTGTCATTTTTCTATTTCAAAATATGATTTTAATGAATCTATACATCTTAATATAATTTCATTTTTGTTATAGTTTTTATATACAACTATATCTGCCTTTACACCAATATTCAATATATGAGAATCTCTAATATTTATAGCATCTGTTAACAATCTATATTCACCTAGATAGGTTTTTATATTTTCTTTAACTATATTATTTAATTTTGTTAAATATCCACTACTATCATATCCAAGCAAATATAAATTTAAAGCTAATGGATTTTCATATCTAGCTACATTTACTCTTGAATCCTGGGTAATATATCCATTTGCTATTTTTCCATATTTTGCTGGCATAGCATATAATCTTATTAAATAATCTTCTTTTGTCACGGCTCTATTCTGTGTTGAAAAATTAGCTAATGCATTTTCAACAATTTGATCTATTGTTTCTCCATTTCCACCACCTGAAGCTGGATCTTGGTTTGTTACACCTAATGAAGATTTTACACTGTTAACATATGCAGTATTTAATGAAGTATTATCACTCGTATCTTCTCATATAACTGTTCTAATTTTTTCTAATGTGTTTCTACTAGTATTTGATTTTATTCCACCTCCAATTGTATATTTTATAGTTAGTGTTGTATTATATGGAACTTCACCATAGGTTTTTGTATACATAAAATTTGATGGATCTAATGATGTATCTAAAGTGGCCAATCCTGGAAGAGATGATCCAACATTAGTTGGATTTGGTATTATATATTCATCAGAATATGTAGATACACCAGAACCAAATTGTATTTCAACTTTACTTTCTTTATTTATTCTTGTTATGAATCTTTTTGGAACACTCCTTAATTTTAATATATATGGTGATATTTCTTTAGTGGTTGAACTATCATTCACGTCATCATAAAATATAGTATCTTGTGCTAAATATGGTGTTTCATACCAACTAGTATCACTTGAATCTGTTACAGTTAATATTTCAATTACGTCTTCATCTGGTAGTTGAAATTTTCAATATTTTTCAGGTATTGTAGGAACAGAAACAGTTTGTATTTTAATTGTTCCAGAATATGCATTCACTGAAACGGTCAATAAAAAATGATCAGGTTTATCTGTTCCAGCTTGTTTATCATATACCTTTACTTCAACACTACTATTTTCTCTATATACTGCATCTTCAGTTGTTCTAAATATTATACCTGGAACCTCTATACTTTCTACTTCTAATCCAGCTCTAACTGTTAGAGCATAATCATAATCTGGAACTCAACTTCCAGCATCTAATTTAGATGGAACAACAATAACCAAATCTACTATTGCTGATGCTGGCGTTGTTAATTTTGGTTTATATCCTAATGCTTGAGCTTGTAAGAATGCCATCTTTTTACTATCTGTTTTTATCAATAATAGATTTTCAACAGATGTATCTAAATAATAATTTAATACATCTCCAACATATGCTGCCATATCTATAAACATCATTCCAGGAGAAGTAGGATTAAAATCTGAATATGTATTTGGATAATAAGCCTTTGCAAAATTAATCAAACCTGTTTCTAATGAATTAAAGTCTTTTCCTAAATATTTTACAGATTTCTTATTTTTCACTATTCTTCTCCTATTATTGAAAACGTCAACTCTTCATAAATTTTTTCTTGTGTCATATATGATAAACTAATTGAAATTTCATTTGTGTCTGTACTAGTTATTTTTACTTCTAAAACTGTTACATATGGCAATCAAGTTTTTATTGCATCTCTAATATATGCATCTATTTGATCACCTAAACTAGAATTATTAGGTTCGAATACCAAATTATATAAATCTGTTCCAATATCTGGTCTCATTATTCTCTCACCTTTCCTAGTCAATATTAAATTTTTAAGGTTTGCTTTTATCTGCTCCTTTGTTAATATTGATGGATTAAAATACCCAAACTGGCTATTTGTTAATGGAAATTTTAAGCCCAAATACTTATCAATTTTATCTGTAATAATTCTATCTGACATTTTTTATTATTATTTCACCTCTGGTCCTTGTTGTGCTGGTGGGGGAGTAGTTATTCTACTTCTAACTGCATCTTGATGCATATTAACTTCCATTGATTTAGCACCTCTAGTTCCCTCTGATATTGATGAAACTTGATTTAAAAACTCTGAATAATTTTTATTTAATGATTCATCTAATTTTGATATTGCTGAATTTGTATTTGTAGCAACTTGATTAACATTCATAAAATTATCAACAGGTGGATTATAATCATAATCATTATTTCCACCGGATAAATCAAAATTCATATTAGAATTAAAATCTTGACCTACTCCCAATTCTTCCATTTCACCAGGTTTCATATCATTTAATGTTTCACTTAATATTCCATTTAAACCTGATCCAACTTTAGGTTGATTATATTTCGGTCTAGCTCCAGTCCCTGCACCCATTAATGTTGCTGGTTCGTGTGCTAATCCAATGTCTTGTAATAGTTTTTTCCTATAATCACTTACAGGGAGCATATTTTCTCTAACTATGTTTTGTTGACCTATCTGCTCTTTCATTACTTTTTTCACAGCTGGCATTAACACAAGTGATAATTCTTCTAGAATTGTTTTTTGTATAATTGGTTTAATAAATTCTGATAAATCTTCTTGAATTATTCCTCTTATGATTTCTACCATTTCGCTTTTTTTCATAATTACTCCTAATATTTTAATTTAATCCTTGTCATGGTACTGATATTGTTGAACCTGCGGCTGTAACACCTGTAGTAACTCCGCTCATTGTTTGTAAATGCATTCTTGCTGTTTTTGCAATTTTTCTAGGTAATTCACTACTATCATTTAGTTTAGTAGTTATAGTATTACCTGGAACCCCTTGAATTGTAACTATATTATCTACTGCTGAAACTGCTCCTGGTGGTGGAATTAATGCTAATTTAGCACCAGTCCAATACTGTAATAATCCAACAGATAATGATAATGAAAATAATATTTTTGCTTTGGCAGCATTTATAGATAAATCTGGTATTCTTATCTGTGGTAATGCTGGTAAACTCGGCAAATTTATATTTGGTATACTTGGCAATATTGGTAATGAAATGCCAGGAATATTAAATAATAACGATATACTTGGTATCTGTATTATCGGTAAAACCGGTAATCTTGGTATACTTATTCCAGGTATTTGAGGTAAACTAGGTAGAGTAGGAATAGGTATAGTGGGAATACTCAAATTAAAACTCGGTATTGATATTCCAGGTAATATAGGAATAGGCAATGTTATTAGTCTTGGTAATGATGGCATACCAGGTAATCTAATAACTGGAATAGATATTGTTGGTAGAGTTAATAAAGCTAATACCAATATAAATCCATTTATTAATCTTTCTTTTAATACTGCCTTATTGACTATCATTGGTGTTGCTCCAAATTGATTTGATGCAGTAGAAACTGCTTTATGATATTCATTTGTTATTGTATCAGCAAATTTCTCTGGATCTTTAACCTTACTATTGTTTATATGTTCAGTTAAATTATTTTCAAATTGCATTCAATTTACAGCCATTATTCTACAAACGCCTTTTTACTAACTATTGTATTTAATTTATTTATCAATTTAACAAAATTACTAGAATTTATTGGTGGTGAAGATACACCGGCTGAATTAGTTACAGTTAATGTCATAAGAGACCCCAATAATTCATATAATATTCCTATTAATTTATTTCCTAATACCATTGGTTCACATTTTTCATATTTACCTATAAATGTGTAATCGTTACTTATGGTGAGATATTTACTATTTAAACTTATTTCATTATTAGCAGAAAATAATGCTGAATTATTAGCAGAAAATATCAAATTATTGTTTCTAGCATTTAATATTATTCTATCAGAATTCATAGTTATTTGATTTCCACTTAATTCTGGGAATTCATCAAACTGATTCCATTTATTAGAGCTTAAATCTATAGGTGTTACTATATCTGATGTTATTCATATTGATGAACCATCTTCATTAATATTCTCGTCTATTATAACATTCTCTTCATTTGTATCTCCAGATTGTTTGTTTCTAATTAAAATTAGTGGGCTTTTACCTGTTCCAGTTTCTGATCCTAATCTTATTGAATTTCCAAATCTCCCTTCAAATATTTTATCACCTTCCTTATGTTTTAAGGGCTTGATATTTTTATTTGGAATGAACGTTTCACCGTATAATTTTTCTTCAGTTGGTTGAACATAGTTATTACTTGATTTAAATTGATCAGATAATGAAACATCAACCATACAATTCTGATTTGTAAAATTAGATACATTTAGTATCTCTGTATAATATAAAACCTCTGGAATCATGCTTGGCCCACTACTTGGTATATTTCCGCCTGGTGCATTTGTTATATAATATTTACATAATACTATTTCATGTTTTAATGGATATTCTTTTATGGTATTATTTGCTGGTTTTGCTAATGGTAATAATGATTTTCAATCTTCATTTAAATATGCAGTATCTTTACTAGAATATAATAATCTTACTACAATTTTACCTATATCATCAGGTGTAGAATATCTTCTATGATTTTCATCTAATATCACATCAAGTACTTCACCTGGTTCACTTTCAAAATCAACTTCATTATTCAAATTATTTATAGCAATTGCCATACTTTGAATAGATGGAATATTAACTGAAAGACCTTCTAATGGTTTATAATTACGATTTACCGTTCGAGTTCTTGGCATCAATTTCTTCCTTTCAGTTTATTGAATCTTCTTCAATTTTTGTTGTTTCTTTATTTAAATCTTCTTCAGCTTTGACAGTTCTTTCTATTTGTTCTTTTTCTTCTTCTGACAAGCCATACATACCACCACTTCCACCATTATCTTTAATTCCACCTGCAACCTTAACAATATTTGCACTTAACTTATTTAATAGATCATCATTTTTTATTCCACTTTCTAAGTATTCCCTCAATAGTGGAACAATTATTAATGCTGTGTCCATGTCAACTATAAATGGTTTGATTTGCTCTATCAATTCATCAATTTTATCTTTTCTTGATTTTGAATGTGTGTAAATATCTTTAAAAAGATTAGATAATTTTTTATTTTCAAAAATTTCTATGTCATCGAATTGATTCATTATATACCACCACCTTATTTTTATACATCTTCTCTTATATAAATATATAATTGTTAGAAAATAAATAAAAAAAAACAATCATCTATACAAATAAATGCACGGATGATTGTTTTTATTGTGACTTTATGAATTTTTATAGCTTTGAGTATTCTATTCTCTTTATTTTTTCGTAAAATCCTCTAATTTTCTTTAAAACTCTAGATATTCTAACTGTATCTTCAGATGAATATTCTTTTAGTAGCACATATAAAGCTTTTTTATTATAGTTTTCAACTAATTCTGTATGCTTATTAATTAATTTTATGATACCTCAAACAATTCTTCTATCTGCTTTATTTTTAAAGTGTTTATTTATATTTTCTTCAAGATACTCTGTTGTTTTAGCTAATATTCTTTTTGCTATTACCAAAGCCTCTTTATCATAATTCTTATTTATTTTTTCTGATATTTGATATAGTATTTTGTCTTTACAATTAGCATACAATGAATCAATAGAAAGGTTTATTTTGTTTTGTTTTGATGATTTAATACTATTGTGTATTAAATAGTTTTTTGCAACCTTTCCAAAAAATGAAAAAGCTTTAAATCCTCTATCAGCATCAAATTTATCCATTTTCATTACTAAAAATGAAACAACATCTTTTTTTGCTTCATCAGCGGGTAAATCAAATCTAAATAATCTAAATGTGTTGATTATGTTTTCAGCCAACTTTAAAAATGGATATTCTATATCAGTTCTATATAATTCATTTCTTTCTTCATTTGATAGTTTATATTCTAAATCATCTTCTGTTACTACTTTATTGCATTTGTTACATGTGAATCATCGTTTTCTTTTTCCAGTTTCTTCATCAATTCCAACATGTCTTGAAAATCCAACAGAACAGCAGTTTGTCAATCTTTCATTATATGCAACTATTGCAGCTTCAGTACCAGCATGAAAATAATACTTATCTGTATTTTCTTCCATGTTAAACCTGTTCTTCATCAACAATTATATATTTTTTTAATGTATTTATTACATCTCTTAATTTTATAAACACTAATCCAACTTCGTCATCTGTTTGAAATATTTCTTTATTATCTATATCACTCATCATCTTCATTATTAAAATCAGATCATCATAAATAGAAGTCATTCTTGTTTCATATTTTGTTAATTTTATAAACATTTTAACGTTTGCATAAATACTAGTAATTAGTAAAACAAAACAAAGTATAAGTCCAGCTAAAATAAGATACATATAAATCTCCTCTAAACGTTGCCTTTATCACGTTCAATTGTTGAAGCCATCATATCAGCTTGGTGTAATATATGAGGTAAGTTTGTTTTTAATTGTCCATTTTCTCTATAACTTATAAGATATGATTTATTTGCTTCATCATATAATCCATCTGCAAGTTTTATGCCGAGTGTTTCATTCAATGTCAATATAATACCATTTTGTTGGAAAAGAAACAATGTTCTATCTGGTACTTGCATATAATTTATTTTTGGATTAAAATCATATAACATTCCACGATCTCTGTGCCATTTTGATGTTTGTGGAATATAGTATGATTCATTTTCGTCACCCAATTTACCAAAATCATGTCCTATTGCAGCCATAACTAATTCTTCTATTGTAAAATTTATTTTTGCACCATTATCTTCCCATATATAAAACAACTGTAAAGCATAATTAATAACATTCACAGTATGATATATCCATCCACCTGTGAACGCCGCATGATACCAAGCTTTACCAGATGCAGGTTCTGATAACATTCTTTGTTTAAATTTTCCAAATAAAGCTAATAATTT